CTCCAAGGTTCGCGCCTCCAAGGTCCGCGCCTCGAAGGTCCGCGCCTCCAAGGTTCGCGCTTCGAAGGTCCGCGCCTCCAAGGTCCGCGCGTTCTCCTCCTTCTTCACCGCGATGCCACATGGCGTGTTTTCGTAGAATTTCTCGAATCTGGTCAACGGTCATTTTCGTTTCCCTTTCAGTGCTTGGCCCGGTTTTCGGCCGCATTTTCCCAGTTTGTGGTTCGGATCTCGAACGGATTGGATTTCAGTGAGGCGCGCGACGAGCCACTCCACGGCTTTCTCGGGCCTCCGCGAGAGGATTTTGAAGCAGCGAGCGAGCTCCCAGCAAGGATCGCAGAGCTTCGTGCCTAGCATGCTGGTCGGTGCACTGCAGATGGTGCACGGGACGGTTTCGCTCATCGTCCGACCCCGTGGCATCGGCAGCACTCTGCACGACTCTCCGACCGCGATCCACAAAAAAGCACACCGTGGGTTTACTTTCTTGCTCTTCCAACGGTCTGCGCCGGCCTGCACGTACTGGTCTTCCGTTCACCTGAACGCTCGTGTAGGGTGCAAAAACGGAGGCAGCACATGGGGCTCAGGGACGACTTCAGGACGATGGATAAGGATCGCCGCAGGATGGCGACGGAGCGTGTGCGTTTTGCAGAGTCGCGGAGAACGCCGCGTGACAAGAAGTACGCGGCGAAGATCGATGAACTGATCCCGAAGGCGGTGCAGGCCGCTGACGCCGCGTTAGGTGACATGCCTCCTCGTCGGGACCCCATGCGCCGCTTCGCGTGGGAAGCCGCGTGGAGTCGAGAGTTCCATGCTGCTATGGACGCGCTCGCACTCGCGAGAGGACTCCGCAAGCAGAGTCAGCAAGCCTTCGCGGAGCTTGCGGGGGCCCTCCAATGAGCGACCCTGCGGTTGGCGAGCGTTGGATCAGGATCCTCAAGGAGTCGGTGCTCTACGTCCGCTATGCGGATCCGGATGCAGCATTCAAATCTGACAGCGGCATCATCAACGATCTCCTGCGCACGTGGTCCGAGGCTGGGGACATCAAGCTCGACGGAGACCAGGTCTCCTTCCCCGACATCACCGAGGAGCATACCGAGGCGATCATCAGGGGCCTCTGGAAATTGAGGGACTGAGCGATGGACGAGTGGCAGCACCTGATCGGGGTCATGATCGCGCGGACGCGCTACTACTATCCCGATTTCGAGGCGACGGCGCAGGAACTCGTAGATGCGATCCTCGACGGATTCGTATTGCGCGGCCTCATCGAGAAGACCGGGCCGGACACCTTCTTGTTCCCAAAGATTGTTCCAAACGAGAACTATCTCCGGGGCGTCGCGCGGATTCGATCTGGCGAGGTGTTCTTGAAAGACCGCGAGGCAAAGCTGGTCGTCGAGCGCGTCCGCGCGCGGAGGCACTCCTAGTGGCGACGTCGGACGAGATCCGCCGCTATCTCGAGGACTGCGGGCTCCCGCAGCACGGTGCGACTCCGCTCGAACTCGTCTGCGGCTTCTGCGAGGAGCGCCACGACCGCGTTGATCTTCGCGAGAAGCCGCGCCGTGTCCGCACTGTCTGGTGGGACAAGACGACGAAGATGGACGGCCCACAGCTGCAGGAACTCTACGACTGGTTGCTCCGCCACTATCAGTGCAAGGCGAAGAAGGAGGCAGGGAACCTCGATTTCCAAGTCCAGGATGACTCTCCCGCGGATTACTGATGAGCACAGGGCGGCTGATTTTTGAAGTTGTTACGACCGGGATCGCACTCGGCATCGGGTGGTACGTCCTCGTCTGCTGGGATGACTGGTAGTGGTCGACCACGAGCGCGTGCTCCCGTCGCGGGAGGAGGTCCGAGCGGAGCTCACGCGACGCTCGCTCGACCGCTTCATCGCCGCAGGCTGGCAGTACATCGAGCCGGGCGTCGAGTTCATGGATAACTGGCACATCGCGGCCATTGCCGAACATCTCACCGCGTTGCTTCGCCGGCAAATCAGGAAGCTGATCATCAACATCCCTCCGAGGACCTCGAAATCGACGCTCGGCAGTGTCCTCTTCCCCGCGTGGGCCTGGCTCGATGACCCATCGTTCAAGATGATCACGACCTCTTACGAGCGTGGTCTCGCCGTGCGCGACTCGATCAAGAGCCGCCGCCTGATGGACACGCCGTGGTATCGCCAGCTCAACAACAAGGCGCGTCTCGGCGAGGAGATCGACCCGATCTTCTGGATGCGCGACACGACCCAGCGGCGTCTGCGCCGGCTCAAGGACAGCGAGGACTACTACGAGAACGACAAGGGCGGAGTCCGCATCGCTGTCGGTGTTGAGGGCGGCATCACCGGGAAGGGCGCCGACCTGCTCGCGACCGACGACCCGCAGAACCCGCAGCAGGCGCACTCCGAGATCGAGCGCATCAACACCCTGACCTGGTGGGATCAGACCATGTCAACGCGCCTCGACAACCCGAAAACCGGGTTGAAGCTGATCATCATGCAGCGCCTGCACACCTTCGACCTCACCGGGCACGAGCTCAGCAAGAACGTCGGCTACGTGCACCTCAAGCTCCCGATGGAGTACGACGGACGAAAGAAGTGCGTCACCAATCTCGGAATCGGTAGCGACGGCAAGCCGAAGAGCTGGGAGGACCCCCGGACGGTCGATGGTGAAGCTCTGCACGAGGAGCGCTTCGACAAGGAGGCGCGGGACGCGCTGCGCGCGGCGCTCGGCCCGTGGGCATTCGCTGCGCAAGAGCAGCAAGAGCCGATTCCCGAAGGCGGCGGCATTTTTAAAGTCGACTGGTTCAAGCAAGTCGCGCAATACCCGGTCTTTGACGTCGTGGCTATGAGTGTGGACTGCGCATTCACGGACAGCGCTGACTCCAGCTATGTAGTCATTCAGGTCTGGGGCTTCAGCGGCCCGAACGCGTATTTAGTCGATCAAGTGCGTGAGCATCTCTCTTTCGTCGCGACGGAAGCAATGATTCTCGCAACGCACGCAAAGTGGGCAGCCAAGCGACTGACACCTGCTGTCGTGCTGGTGGAAAACAAGGCGAACGGACCTGCCGTTATCTCCCGTCTCGTGAAGGTGCTGCCCGGTATTCTGCCTTGTGAACCTCGGCGCATGGGCGGGAGTAAACTCGCGCGCGCGTCATCAGTCTCCCCCTTTGTTAGTGCAGGGAACGTCTTTCTCCCTATGGGCGCTCCGTGGCTTGCTGAGTTCTTGCTGGAACTCTCGCACTTCCCCGTCTACGGCAGTGACGATCAAACAGACGCCCTCAGCCAGGCCCTATGGTGGAGGTATCTGAGTAATATCAAAGTCGAAGCCGTTGCCGCCAAACAGAAGTTCCTCAACTGGGCGAAGGTGGAAGTCGAATGACAACCAAGAAATGCACGCGATGCGCTGTTGTGCAGCCAGTTGAGAATTTCTATCCGCGACCAGCACGCGGCCCAACAGCGCGCATCTCCTGGTGTCGCAGCTGCTGCTTGTCGGAGGATAAACGGCGACGTACTGCCAATAGGGAAGCGGAGCGGGAACGCGGTATCGCTTGGCGCGCACTGAATCCGGAAGCGCAAGCTGCGCGCGCAGCGCAATGGCGACGTGACAACCCGCTGAAGCGTCGTGCCTATCAGCGCAACTACGATCTCCGTCGCAAATTCGGAATCAACTCAGCGGACTATGCCCTGCTTTTCGAGGCGCAGAGCGGCGTGTGTGCGATCTGCAAACAAGAGGAGACCGCAACATGGCGCGGGAGAGCGCTGCAGCTCGCGGTGGACCACGACCATCAAACAGGAAAGGTTCGTGGACTACTCTGCGGACGCTGCAATCCGCAACTTGAAGCCGTTGAGCGACCAGGTTGGCTCGAAAAAGCGCTCGCTTACTTGGCGAAGTACAAGGAGAAGAAATGAAGATTTACTGGGCACCTTGGGTCGTGATGACAGCTGGCCTCACTCTCTTGCTCGCGATCTGTTTCTCAGTTCGTGACTGCGTAGCGCAGGCGACGCCAGCGGATAAAGATCTTGGCTTCATCGACAACGACGTCGGCAAGCCGCTGCACTGGGGCGAGCTGCCGATCAGACTTGTGCTCGACGAGGCGGGTCCCGAACGCTTTTCTGCCGTCGCCGTCGCCGTCCACTACCTCAACGACAGTATTGGGCGAAAGGCTTTCGTCTTCGATGGTGTAGGACAAGAGACCTTTATGTTCTGGTTCTCTGCACCGGAGTGCCGCGAGAAGGGTGAGTGTCGGGCCTTCACACGACTTTATTCGACGTCCGATGGCGAGATCATCACCGCGGGAGTCTTCATCCCGCTGGAGCTCGATACCGAACCGCACGCTTGGTGGGTGATCGCACACGAACTCGGGCACGTGCTCGGGCTCGCTGACGACCCCGCAGGATTTTGGAGCCTCATGTCCGGCGAGATGGATCTCGGTGGGCTCTTTCCACCGCTCACTAACGCGGACACTGTCCGCCTGATCGTTGCCTACTAACGAGTTATATATGAGTCGTTAAGGCGCTTACGGTGCAATAAAACGTACCTTCTGATGGAGAACGCATGAAGAAATGCAAGACCTGCCCAAGCAAAGGCCCCTTTCCAATCGACAAGGGCAAGCCGCGACCCATCTGCGCCGAGTGCTTCAATAACCGACGTCGCGCGCGCTACGCAAAAGTTCCGGACCCTAAGAAGCTGAAGGACCCCGGACCGCAGCCGCTGCGCCGTACGGCGCCGAAGGCAAAGCGGTACGTGGTTACCTATGCACAGAACGCGACGCCAGTGCACAAGCCCTTCCTCGAAGCGCTCCTGGTCTACTGCAAGGAGAACGACGCCGAGCTCCTGATCATCCCCGGGCGCTACAAGAATCCAACCTCTGTCTTCACGCAGGCGATGTACAACGAGCACTGGTGGGACAGGGACGTGCACAAGTGGCTCTTCAGCGGTCGTGTGAAACTCGGCGAGCACCTCACCGTCTACGGCGACATCTCGATCCAGCCTACAGCGACTCGACCACTGACAGGCTTCGAGGTCTTCAGCGGGACAGCAAGCGCGATCTTTGGACACCCGAAGCTGCAGCTTACGACGGTGGCCACCGCGAAGCGGCGCTACCCGCGCATCCTCACGACTACAGGAGCAGTGACGAAACCGAACTATACGAAATCGAAGGCGGGCAAGAAAAGCGAGGCCCACCACGTCTACGGCGCGACGGTGGTCGAGCAAGGCGAGCGACTCTTTCACATCCGGCAGATCAACGCGAAGCGCGATGGGAGTTTCGTCGACCTCGATCGCGAGTATACAGCGGAGGGCAGTCGCGAAGCTGGGCGCGCGCTCGCCCTCATCTGCGGTGACATCCACGTCGAGCAGTCGGACAAGCAGGTGCTCGACGCGACCTTCAACCGAGCCGACTCCATCGTCAAGACGCTGCGACCGGAGACGATCGTCTACCACGACGTCCTCGACTTCAATCGACGCAACCACCACACCATCGCCGACTTCTGCAACCGCTACGCGCGAGCGACGATGACGAAGCTCGAGTCCGTTGAGGACGAAGTGCTTGATGCCATCTCTTTCATTGATCAGATGACGCCGAGCGACACGCGCGCAGTTGTGGTTGCGAGCAACCACGACGAAGCCTTTGACCGCTGGCTCAACGAGGCAAACCCGAAACTTGATCCGAAGAACGCGCGCTTCTACCACGAGATGTGGGCAGCGAAGTTGGAAGCCTTCGACGAGCAGGGATACTGGACACCAGCGTTCCAGCTGCTCTACCAACGCAAAGGCGGAGAGGCACGCTTCCTTTCACGGGAGGAGTCCCTGAAGATCGGCGACATCTACGTCAACTTCCACGGTGACGAGGGCATCAACGGGGCAAAGGGCTCGCGGCAAGGCTACGCGCAGCTCGGGGCAAAGACGGTTATCGGGCACGGGCACTCCCCTGGCATCTTGGACGGGTGCACGCAAGTCGGAGTTACAGGCCGATTAGACCAGGGATACAACCCGCCACCCTCGAGTTGGCTCAACTCTCATTGCGTGATCTATTCAAACGGGAAACGATCCCTAATCCATGTCGTCGAGGACGCTTGGAGAGGGGGCAAGTGATGGTCAAACAGCGCGTGGCGAAGATGAACGCCTACCTCCGTCGCGCGGCTGACTGTTGCGGGCTACGCGACTGGAGCGTTGAGATGGAGGACGGATCGCGAGAGCTGAAGGATCGCGACGGGGATGAACTCTATGCAGAGGTCACGATGTCCGAGGATCGGACAGCGAGCGTTATTTTCGCTGAGGACTTCTGGGGCTTCCCTCCGGATAAGCAGCGCTCCATCGTGGTGCACGAGCTTTGCCATCCGCACTGTCGCCGATTGCGCACGCTTGGGGAGGATCTGGCTGCAACGGCCCCCGTCCCTTTTCGCAAGATTCTAGAGGCTGCGATCGAGGACGCGGACGAGCACGCGACCGAGTGGATGGCGAAGCTTCTCGCGCCGAATGTGCCTCTGCCTCCTAAATTCTGAGTCTTGGAGTCCGCATTGCGCACGTGAGAACTAGTCCCCAGAGTGGGGGCCGATGCCTCGCGCGACCCGAGCTGCTCGTCCGTCTCCTCCTTCTAGGGGCGCGCGAGGCGTCGTCTCCTCCGCCAAGGCGCAGAAGCGCGCAGCCTCTGCCGAAAAGAGCGAGCGCAACGACGCGCTCGAGAAGCTGAAAGCATTCGAGAAGGCCGCGGTCTCCATGCAGCGCGGCGACGCCTGGCAGAACGTGATGACGGGTCTGGGTATCCCCGGCCGTGATTGGACTAGGTCCAATGAGATCGTCAGCGATGACGCCCTCTCCCGCCAGCAGCTCGACGACCTGTACGCGCAGGACAACCTCGCGGCGAAGATCGTGGACACGATCGCCGAAGACGCGATCCGGAATTGGTTCGAGATTGTCGGCGTGTCTGGCGAGGCTGAGGGCGACTTCCAACGCCAGATCTTCACCGAGTTCAAACGCCTTCGCGTGAAGCAACGGTTCCTTCAATGGCTGAAGATGGGGCGCAAGGACGGCGGCGGTCTTCTTCTCATCGGCGCCGATGACGGGCAGACGCTCGACAAGCCGCTCAACTTCGACGGTGTGCGCGAGATCCGCCACATCCACTTCGTCGAGCGCTGGCTCACGCTCCCTGACACGATCGACGTCGACCCGATGTCGGACAACTTCGGCGAGCCGCTCTTCTACCTCTTGCTCCCGCACGGTGTGCAGACCTCCATCATGGGGAACAACGAGCCGCTGCGTCGAGGTGTGCAGCCGACGACTTCTGAGATGATCCGCGTCCATCATAGCCGCGTGGTCGCCTACGGAGGTGTGCAGGTCTCCGAGCGGCGCAAGCAGCTCTTCAGAGGATGGGGCTACAGCCATCTCCAACGATGCTACTGGTCGATCCAGAACTACCGCGTTCTCTGGGCGCACCTGTCCACGATCTTCAAGCACCTCTCGCAGACCGTTGTGAAGTTCGCGGGCTACGCCGAACTCGCAGCTGGTGACTTCCAGAAGGCGATCAAGGCTCGGTTGCAGACGTTGCAGATGGCGCGTTCGACGCTCTCCATCGTGCCACTCGACAAAGAGGACGACATCGAGGACCAGACTCTCCACGGACTCAGTGGAGCACTCGAGATCATCCAGTACGCGCAAGAGGAACTCGCGCAGGCGGCGGACATGCCTCTCACGAAGCTCTTCGGTCACATGCCGCAGGGCTTCAGCAAGGACGACGCCGCGGGCAGGGACAACTGGAACGCCAAGGTGCACGGGGTCCAAGAGGACCATCTTCTGGAGCCCCTGACTGACTTGATCGAGCTCGTGGCACGCGCCAGCAGAATCGCGCCTCCTGCAGACTGGGGTGTGCAGTTCCTGCCGGTCAACGTTCCGGACGGCACGGAGGCTGCAGACATCGACCTCAAAGAGGCGCAGGCAGACGATCTCCGGATCAAGCAGGGTTCCATCGATCCAGAGGAGGCGCGCAATAGTCTCCGCGTCGACCCGCGCTGCCGCTACCTCCTCAAGGAGGGGCCCGCGAAGGGCGACGACCTCGTGCGCAAGGCCGCGGAGAAGCCAGCTGCAGCACCCAACCAGATCGCTGAAAAGGCGCCGAAGAGCGCAGGGGAAGAAACATGAGTATCAGTTCTATTCTCAAGGGTATTACATCGCGACTGAATGCTCCCGACGATGACAAAACCGTCTTTGTCGACCCAGCGGGGAATGACGCGAACAATGGAACCCTTGGCAGGCCTGTGCAGAGCTTTCGCGGAGCGCTGGAACTTGCGAGATCGTCAGGCTGGAAACTAGGACGAAAAATAAAGTTCGCCCCGGGAGTATATGACCATCCCCAGCGAACGACTTATTTCGGTTCATTGCCATCCGGAGGGCGTGCTTCACCTCTTCTTCTTGAAGGAGGCTTCACCGATCTACTTGGGAGCCGGTCAGTGTCGCTCGCAAAAGACGCGGGCGGCTCGCAGATCTCAGACATCCAAGACGGAGCGCTGCTCATCGCGCCGGTTTCGACGGCCGGATCGCTCGTAACGGGCGCCCCAACTGGTCAAGTCCGCTATTCGGATGCGGTGCTCATCGGCGCGCTTGGCTCACTCGCGGTCGGCGACTTCGTGCAAGTGCGCCTTGGTGAGAACCCGGGCGACAACGGCCATTTCGCGGTGGCTGCGTTCGACAATGCGACCGGGACGATCGACGTCCGGAACACGCAGGGCACGCCGTTTCCTGCGATCGCACCGGGCGCAGGCGTCTCAATCACGATTGGACTCGACGCCGCGG